ACACCGTAAAGGTGGTCCCGGTACAAGAGTATGGTAGACCGGGAGAAAGAAATAATATCACGGTAGAAGACATAAGGGAATTTGAAAAGACCCTGAATCTTCCGTGGGTAATGCATGATTACCAAGTGGACGCTGTACTTCAGGCGTTAACCTGGAATAGACAGGTGTTAAAGTCACCAACCGCTTCTGGTAAATCTCTTATCATATACGTATTAATGCGTTGGTATATGAAACATGAAACGGAAAAGAAAATCCTGATTGTGGTACCAACCATAGGTCTTGTGACCCAAATGGCCAAAGATTTTGTATCTTATGGGTTTGATGTTAAGAAGTGCCATGCAATCTTTGCTGGACAAGACAAACTTACCAAGAAACAGATTATTATTTCAACCTGGCAATCCATCTATAAATTACCTTCTGCGTGGTTTGATAAATTCTTTTGTATATTTGGTGACGAATGCCATGGGTTCCAGGCGAGTTCATTATCGTCTATTATGAATAAAGCTAAGAATACCAAATACCGTATAGGCACCACAGGTACCTTGGATGGCACTACAGTTAACAAACTTGTATTAGAGAGTCTATTTGGACCTGTCTATAATGTAACTACCACTAAGGCTTTACAAGAAGCAGGTACCGTTGCTGATCTAAAGATACGTATGATACATCTATCCTATCCTAAGATTATCACCGACAATATACCAAAGAAGTTTTCATATAAGGATGAAATCAAGTTTTTAACTGAATATAAACCTCGTAATGATTTTATCGTTAATCTGGCCCTTAGTTTGAAAGGTAACACACTTATACTATTCCGTTTTGTAGAAACTCACGGAGAAGTACTATATAAGGACATACTGACTAAAAAGGGTAAGAAACGAAAGGCCTTTTATATACACGGTAAAACCGATATGGATGATAGAGAAGCTGTTAGAGGTATTGTGGCCTCTCAAGAGGATGCTATTATCAATGCATCCCTTGGTGTCTTCTCTACAGGAATTAATATACCTGAAATACACAATTGTATCTTTGCCAATCCTATGAAAGGACAAATAAAGGTATTACAGAGTATAGGTCGAACCCTTAGAAAAGTAGAAAGAGGTTCTAGATTATTTGACATAGTGGATGATTTAATGTATACTGGTAAAAGTAAACCAAATTATTCTATGCAACACGGACTCGTTCGGAGACAAATATATCAGAACGAAGGATTTAATTTCACGATAGATAACATAAGGCTGGAACATATATGAGTGTAAAACAGATAAAGTTAATGAACGGGGAAGAAATCTTCTGTGATATACAAGAAGAAACCGAAACCGATCTAATAGCAATAGGTGTACTCGTTTTACGAGATACTGGTAGAGTTTATCATGATGATGGATTAGAAGCGAGGATTTTCAGTCTATTTCCATGGATGACATACCAATCAGAACTTAAGAATCTTATTCTTATTTCCAAGAACTCGGTAGTCGGTAGTATGATACCTAGTAAATCAGCAATTGAGTATTATGAGTCTTCTTTGGATTGTCTGTCTGACATATGCGAGGGCGAGGAATTAATTGAGGATCTAAAAAGTATAGTATTAGATTCTGATAGGCCCAATGTTGTCAGCTTTCCCTCACGACCCACAAAACACTAGGAAACGGGTATTGACGGGGGAGCGGCTGATGGCTTTTATTTTAAAGGATTTTTTGTAGTTTGGCAAGTATTTTAGGAGATTTATATTATGCCCGAAGTTAAAGCAGTAAAAAGAAAGAATGGAAAACGTGCGATAGAACATTATGTGGATAACAAATTGTTCTCTGAAAGCGTTGTGGATTATGTACACCTTAAACAGGAAGCCGAAGCGGCGGGTAAAACCCCACCTCAGGTGACCCATTATATAGCATCATGTTTCCTAAAGATTTGCGAAGGACTATCTCATAGTTTCAACTTTGTTAGGTATACCTACAGGGAAGAAATGGTTATGGACGCAGTTGAGAACTGCTTGAAAGCAATTGGTAATTATGATATCGATAAGGCAACCCGCACAGGCAAACCTAATGCCTTCTCATATTTTACCCAGATAGCCTGGTTTGCCTTTGTAAGACGCATTAATAAAGAGAAACGCCAACAAGACATTAAACTCAGGTATATGGCCCAGTCAGGGTTCGACGAGTTTATGATATCCGAAGACGAAGATCCCGAAGCAGCCGCAGCGGTACGTAGTTTCGTTGATTCATTATTACAGAGAATTGATGAAATTAAGGTTAAAGACCGTAAGGTGGATGAATATGCGAAAGAGGATAAAGCCCGCAAAAAACGTACTGTTATTGCTGACTCCGACCTAAGGGACTTCTTACACCTAGACGATTTGAATGATATAGCTTGACACACCAATTATTTTTGTTATATAATAACTCCAATATTGATGTAGGATAGTTATATGCGTATTGCCCTTTTGAATGATACCCATTGTGGTATTAGGAATTCTTCTGATATTTTTATCGGATATCAGGAACGATTTTATAATGAAATCTTTTTCCCCTATTGCCTAGAGAATGACATTAAACACATTCTACACCTAGGCGATTATTATGAACACCGCAGATTCATTAATTTCAAAGCACTTAGAAGTAACCGCAGGTGTTTCCTTGGTAAACTGAGGGAATATGGTATGACCATGGATATTATACTTGGTAACCATGATGTATACTATAAGAATACCAATGACCTAAACTCTCTAAAGGAATTGTTAGGCCATTATATGAATGAGGTAAATATCATCACCAAACCTAAGGTTATGGATTATGATGGTATGAAGATGGCCCTTATACCATGGATTGCACCTGATATAGAAGTTGAGACAATGAAATTTCTAAAGAAGTGCAAATGTGATATAATTGGCGCTCACCTAGAATTGTCTGGATTCGATGTAACGCCTGGCCAGAAAATGATTGGGGGAATGGATGCAAAGATATTCTCAAAATTTGAAATGGTGTTATCAGGACATTACCATACTAAATCCAGTTCAGGTAATATTCATTACCTGGGATCTCAAATGGAGTTTTTTTGGAATGACGCCCACGATTCAAAATATTTCCACGTACTTGATACGTCGGACCGTTCTTTGTTACCAATATTAAATCCTATCACTTTATTTGAAAAAATCTACTATGACGATAGAGGAGATACCGATTACCTAACAACAGACGTATCCCACCTACGGGATAAGTTTATTAAATTGTACGTTATGAATAAATCAAATCCATTCGTGTTTGACAGATTTCTTGATCGTATACAAGACCAACCCATACTTGAACTGAAGATTGCTGAGAATTTCCAAGAGTTTCTTGGTGAGTCGGTATCGGATGAACACGTAAAGTTGGAAAACACCGAGGAATTGTTGAACACGTATATTGATAGTATAGACACCGATCTAGACAAATCCAAGATTAAAAAATTGGTCAGTGAGTTGATGACCGAATCTGAAAGCATGGAGATATCATAATGATTATATTCCAACGTCTTTCATGGGCTAATTTTCTAAGCACTGGTAACAACGTAACCACAATAGATTTAGAAAAGAATCCGTCTACCCTTGTTATTGGCACTAATGGTGCCGGTAAGTCCACCATGTTGGATGCTTTGTCCTTTGCGTTATTCGGTAAGGCCCACCGTAACATTAACAAAGCGCAGATGATTAACTCCATTAATAGAAAACACTGTCTTGTTGAGGTAGACTTCTCTGTGCATAGTGCCCAGTATAAAATCGTGCGAGGCCTTAAACCAGCCAAGTTTGAAATTTGGAAAAATGGTGAATTGATTAACCAGAATTCCCACAATAAAGAATACCAGAAAATACTCGAACAGAATATCTTGAAATTGAACCATAAATCTTTCCACCAAATTGTGGTGTTGGGTTCGTCTTCCTTTATACCGTTTATGCAATTGACTTCCCAGAACCGTAGAGAAGTTATTGAGGATCTATTGGATATCAATGTTTTCTCCAAGATGAATGTTCTATTAAAGGAGAAGGTGGCTCTTGTACGGGATCAGTTAAGAGATATAGAATATCAGTCGGACCTTGAGGGAGCCCGCCTCGAGGCGGCTGAACAGAATGTCAATAAGATTAAGTCTATTAATAAAGAACACCGACAACATAAAGAATCTCAAATGGAAGAGATTAATGCTCAGATATCCGACCTGAATGCTGAGGTCGAATCCCTACAACGTGGTTTGGAAGAATCCAAGTCCTCGCTTGAAGATGAAAAGCGCAAACTTAAGAATGCCAAATCTGGACTTGAAGAAGAAAAACGCACAGCAACCGTTGAGATATTGACGTTAGCGAAACATGCCAGATTTTTTGAGTCCAACGATGTTTGTCCTACGTGCGACCAAGATATTGACGAAAAGTTTAAGAAGACCCAGATTTCTGTGGCTGCTAAGAAGGCTAAAGATACCACCAAGGTGGTGAAAAATTTGACTGAACAAATAGAAGCTGGAGAGGCGTACATTAAACATGTGGAGAATAGTCTAGAGGATATTCAAAACAAAACCATGACCATTCACGGTCATAGTCAGTCTATCGTGCAATTGTGTGCCCAGTTAATCCAACTCCAAAAGGACATAGACCTGATAAACACTGGTGCAGGAGACCTAACGGTCGCTAAGAAAGAGATTGAGAAGTATAGAGATATACTCACCAAACTAGGAGACGACAAAGACGAATTAAAAGAGATTGCCTCGTACCAGCGCGTGGCACAGGAACTATTGAAAGATACAGGTATTAAAACTAAGATCATCAAACAGTACCTACCTGTTATCAATCAACTGGTTAACCAGTATCTACAGGTATTGGACTTCTTTGTGTATTTCAATCTGGACGAGAGTTTTACCGAAACTATTAGGTCACGACACCGTGATGATTTCTCCTATGACTCCTTTTCCGAAGGCGAGAAACAACGTATCGATTTGTCTCTGTTATTTACCTGGCGCCAGGTGGCCAAGATGAAAAACTCGGTAGCGACTAATCTTTTGATATTGGACGAAACATTCGATTCATCCCTTGATGCTGATGGTGTAGAGAATCTTATGAAAATTCTCCATACTCTTGACGCCGGCACTAATGTCTTTATTATATCTCACAAGACGGACCTGTTAGAAGGAAAGTTCGAAAATAAAATTGAGTTTCGTAAAGTCAAAAACTTCTCGGTGCTTGCATAAAACGCAAGTATCCGTCACAAATATCTCACCTCCCTCACCTCCTTTACGCCTCCTGCACCGCGACCCAAACCTAATGTATTAGTATTGGTTTGTATTCGCGTTCAGGAGGCGCCTCTCCTGAGTCTCTCCTGCACTATTCTGTAAGTCATTGATTTCTATAGGTAATACCGTGGTTGACTTCTGGGTCGTTAACCCTCATAATTTCACTTCAATTCGAGAATGAAATAATTGAAAAACGTCTTACAAATCAACCACTTAGAACGCAAACCGCGTAAGTTATTGATTTCTATAACGAATATTGATGTTGACTTCTCGAAGAAATACCTTCATAATGGCATTTCAAATTGAGAGAAACAATGACAGTTAACAAGACAGTTAAATCGACACTCGCACGGCTCCTCGCTCAAGAGGATATACATGTAGAGCATAGAGGTGTAAGAACCGCTGGGTTTAACTTGAAGACTCGCGTATTGACTTTGCCCGTATGGGATGCAATGTCACCTGCGATGTATGACTATATGACCGCTCATGAAGTGGGTCATGCATTAGAGACACCTACCTCGGGTTGGATGGAAGCGGTAGAACGCCGCAAGGCCCTGAAAGGTTATTTGAATGTAATCGAAGACGTGCGCATCGAAAAGATTATGCGCCGCCGTTATCCTGGTCTGAAAAAAGACTTTACAGCAGCTTATGTTGAATTATATCAGCGTAACTTCTTTGGAGACGATGCACCTCATAAACCCCTATTAATCGACCGTATCAATTGCTACTTTAAAGGTGGCACGATGATGGGTATTAACTTTACTGCGGAAGAAGCAGTATTGCGTGATAGGGTGGGAACAGTAAACACCTGGGAACAAGTTGAGGAACTAGCGTTAGAAATACTCGAATTCGCCAAAGCGAATAAGACTCCTGAACCTGAAATTGAAGAAGAAAGCGGTACTGAGGAAAAGGTAGAGTATGTCCCTGTTCCTGAAGAATTCTCCGAAGAAGAATCTGAATCTGGCGAAG